CCCGCCCCACCGCCCCCGGCGTTCAAACCTGCGAGCCCGGTTACGCCTGCGGCTGAGCCGTCACTGCCCGCAGAACCAGCAATGCCCGTGTTCCAGTTCCCGCCCGCAACAGCGGCACCACCAGCACCACCGATTGCGCCTGTCCCGCCACCACCGCCGCCGAGGGTAAAGAAGTTTGCGATTGTGAACAGCGCACCGAACGACGTTGCGGTCGGCATCGTCGCCGCCGCGGCCCCGTCCGTGCTGTTCGCTGTTGGTGCTGCACCGCCAGCACCACCGGCGGGGATCGTGACTGTCTCAGTCGCACCGACTTGCGACGCAGCGAAGATCGTCTCGGAGAATCCACCGGCCGAACCGCCGCCACCGCCGCCTCGGATACTGGCGGCGGCACCCCGACGACCGGACCCGCCACCCGAACCAGCAGAGATCACCATGACCCGCACCGCGGTCGCGCCCGGCGGTTTCACGTACTGACCTGACGCCGTGAACACCTGCACATCGGTCGCCCGGATCGGTGCCTGAACCTCGAGCTTCGCGGCGACGATGTTCGCCATCGCCCGGGCCCCCAAAGCGTTCGGGTGCAGGCTTGAAGCAGTGTTCACCAGCGATGCAGCCGGGGTTCCGAGACCGTCGTAGATGTTCACGAACGCGGCACCCGCCGCAGCGGCCGCATCACGAATCGCGATCACATACGGTTCGAACGGCACGACCGGTGCGTTCGAGTCGGCGTCGGGGTATTCCCACATCGCGACGAACACAAACGATGGGGTGCCCGAGATCGCGCCGTCGTAGGCGACGGCAGCGTCGATAAAGTTCTGTCTCAACGTCGCGGCAGATACCGAGAAGTCTGGGTCGTTGACGCCGTAACAGAGGAACACAACATCCGGGCTGATGAGCGTCACATGCCCGAGCTCGGGTGCGGCTGGAATCCACGACGGCGCCGCCGACCGGCCTCCCGCCCACAGTTGCACACCCGTCGTGTAGTTCCCGAGGAACGGCATCATCCCCGCGATGTTCTGCGAGAACGTCGGCACAGGTTTCGCCGAACCAGTGTTGATGGTCGTGACCCGCACAACCTTCGCGCCTTGTGTGAGCGCACCCGAATCCCATACCGCCGCGGTCGGTCCTGCTGCGGCCTGGTATGCGTCGACCGTCGCGATCAGTGTGCCGTCGATACGAACCTCGAACGCCCCGACTCCTGAGCCCTTGTTGTAGAAGATGTTCACCCGGTCACAGACCGTGGAGGGCCACTCACGGAAGTTCGTTGAACCCGACGCCGATAGCCACGAACGCCGTCCGAGACCATCATCGCCGAGAGTGCCAGCGTCGCCAGTCATCCCCAAGAAGTTCGCGGTGCCGGTGTAACGGCCAGGTTGCGAACCGCCGTTACCGGCCGACACCCCAGCGGCGAGAGCAACGTCGTCTTTCACCTTGTGGATGAACCTGTCAGCGATGACGGTCAGACCGACACCTTCGACGATTGAGTCACCAACGAACATCATCCGCAACGGTGCCGTCCCAGCGATCGCGAGACGTTCCTTGAAGTACCGGAGCGGGATGTCGTAACGACGGTCGGTCTCGTCGCGAACCTCAGCGATCGCAGCCTGAACAGTTGTAGCGGCGATCGTCCCATCTGCCACGAACGAGATAGCCGACGCGGCGTGCGCTGCGGTCGCGTCTGCCTCATGGGCGGCGAGCGCCGTCGAAGCGGTCAGTTCGGCGGCGGTCTGGGTAGCCGCATGGCTCGAACCCGAGTGGGTGGCATCCACTGTCGGAGAAGCCCACGTGCCGCCCAGTTCGCCGCCGGGGGTTGTACCCACCACAATCTCTGCGGACAACCCGCCGTTAGCTGTACCCACCAAAAAATCAGCGGTTGACGGGGCGCCACCACCAGCGGCCTCATCACGAACTTCCACGATCGCAGCCTGGACATTCGTCGCAGAGATCGACCCGTCCGGGGTGAACGCGATCGCCGTAGCAGCATGCGCCCCCGTCGCGGCCCCCGTGTGGCCGGCGATGATCGACGCGAACACAAGCACCGTTGTACCGACAGTGATCGTCGTGTCGTTCGTGTTCACAAACTGGGCGTCAGCGTTGGCTGTCCCCTCACGCACCGGAACAATGCACGCCCGCAACACGGCATCCGTGTTCGCGTCACCTGTACGGGTCGGGGCACCCGACACGTTCACCGTGTAAATCCCGTTCTCTGCACCCGCCGACTGATCCTTGATCAGGATGCGGTCCCCGGTTGCGAGGACGACACCGTCGATCGTGTCGCCGTTCTCGAAATCTGTGGCGAGTGTCAACGCCGCAGTCGTCGCCGCACGGACATGCTGCTTCCATGTGGCAACAACAGGCACAGACGGGACAGCCGTCGTAACGGCAGTGAGACGCCCATCAGCGTCGACAGTCACAACGGGGATCAGCGCCGTACCGCCGTACGTGTTCGCAACAACCGCCGTCGCCTGAAGTTCGGTCGGCCCCACCGAGTTCGCGGCGAACGTCGGATTCGGGTACGTCCCAGTCAACGACCCGCCCGCTGCACCACCCGGAGCGACACCAGCGATCGTCACATTCCCGGCGTTCGTGACACGGCCATCAGCGTCAACGATGATCGTCCCCGACTGCGTCGCAGACCCGTACGTACCGGGGGTGACAGCCGTCGATGCGAGCTCAGTCGGGCCGACAGCACCAGTCGCGATCAAGACGTTCGCTTCACCAGTCGGCGATTCCGTGACCAAAAACTGCGACGAGAAATCAAGAGTGCCGGCATTCGAGACGACAGTCGTGTCGTTGTTCTGGACAACAATCGTCCCTGCCCCACCGCCGCCACCGGCGATGGTCACAGTCGCGACCCCGGAACCACCATCAGTCGCGACAACACCCGCCCCCACAAAGTTGAGAGTGGTTGCGGTGTTCACCGCGGCACCCTCATCGGTCACCGCGACCGACGCACCAGTCCCAGCCGCGCCTTGCGGGCCGACCTGCTGCATCGTCACCTTGATCACATCAGCATTAACGATCGTGACTGTCGCCCGTTCACTCATCGCGTCACTTCCCCCGAAACAGTAAACGGACCCTCAATGATGCGAGTGATCGCACCACCCGACGACTCGATCTCCAAGTCGTACACATACCCGCCCGCCAAAATCGACCCGGACTGCGCCGCCGAAATCGTCGCAGTGACCGTCCCCGACGACAAGACAAGGCCACCCGACGGAGACGTCAACGACAAGACCGTCCCCGCCGACGTCTTCGACTCACGCACCATCAGCCGCGCCGAATAGCCCGACAAGTTCAGGGTGCCCGCCGACGTTGCCGGCACCACACCACGCACATACGTGGCTCCCTGATCAACCTCGAAGGCGTACAGCCCAGCACTCACAACGCCTCCTAGATGGCCCGGACCAGAAACACGATCAACAACACAACAAGCACAACGATCAGGATTTCGATCATCAGGCCTCGTTCGGTGCGGCCCACACACCAAGCGCAATCGCGAGCGCAGTTGCGCCAGCGATCCACTCGGTCGCGGTGAGCGCCGACGGGGCAGACCCGACAACCAACGTTGCCCAACCAACAGCGCCCACAACGAGCGCAGTGACAGTCTTCCGGTACTTAGCCATCAGTTACCTTCTTTCGTTTCTCTGAATAGAAGCAATGCGATCAGGGCATACGACGCCAGGTCGAGCAGGCTGTCCTCAACGCCTTCGTTGCGTAGGGTGCCGGTCTCAGCGAACAGTTGCAGCCGGCGGATCTTGTCCGAGGCGCGCACCATCGCAGCGACCCACGGTTCAACACCCCACGCCGCACCCGCCCGAACATTCGCGTACGGGTCAGACGTCGCGCCGTAATCAGCGTTCTTCGTTTCGTGCATCACGGCGAGCTCATCGAGCGCCGCATGGAAACGGATGTCGCCACCAAGCACACCCGACACCAACTCGTCGGGCAACTCCTCGAGCGCCCCCGAAAGTTTCTCTCGGGCCAGATCAGGGAACCCCAACACCATGAGGTCGTGGGCTTCGGCCAGGGTTTGCCGGTCAGTCACTCCACTCCTTCGCTTCCATAACAAGGGGTCATGTCACCAGAGAGGATCTGCTTCGTCCGGGTGAACACGTCTTGGAAATAGACACCGGCCTGCGGGTTGTCTGGATGCGCGAACGTCGACCGGCGGCCCGTACGGATATCCGCGACGATGCGTTGCGCGTCTCGTTCGACGGCTTCCCAACGGCCACTCACGGGATCTCCGTCCGCCCACAATCAGGGCAGTACTGCAAGCACGCCACGAACCACGCCACGTCATCCATGTCGACCGCCAACGTCACCTTCTCCGCTGAAGGCAACATACAGATGTCGCACCACACCAACGGCTCCACGTCGGTGAGCCGAGTCACTTTCAACTGGGCGATCACACGACGCGACGGCATCAGTCGTCCTCATCGGAACGGTCAGCACACAACCATTGTTCCTGCCACGAACTCGCGTCGATCAGCATCCCGAGTGCCTCATGATCAGACACGTCGGGGCCGTAATCGACACGCAACAACCATCCGTCGCCGTCACGGTCCAAGATCACAGACACGATCCGCACGTCAGGGTCGTCGGGCATTCCGTCCATCAGACCGGCTTCCCACGAAGGACGGCCTCGCCGTCGTAGACAGCAACAGCTTCATACGCGAACCGGCCGTTACCAGGCTCGAACGTCACGACCGCATAACCTTGCTGCCAGTTCTCAACCGCAGGGACAGGCCGGCCGAACGGGTCGGTGCTTCCCTTCGTGCTTGGAACTGTCCCATCAATGCGGCACAGACACCCAGGGCTGGCCGCAAACGAATGCTTCGCTGTGATGTTCCCCGGTGCCGAATCCGAATACACCCGCCGGGTCTTCGACGAGTACTCCATCCGGTGAACGTGGCCGAAGATGACACTCACACGTTCATCGTCGATCACTGCCGCCGCCGTCGAACCATTCGACCGGACCTTCGACCCGTGAACACACGCAAGGTTCTCGTTGATCCAAGTGATACCCGCCGGATACCCGCCGATGTACTGCACGCCGAGCTCATCGAGGCGCAACAGGTGCGGCAACGACATGACCGGCCACGACTCCGGGGTCGTACCTGCCTGCCGCAACCCGAACGATGCTTTAGCGTTCCGGATCACTGACAGCTGCAACCGGCGGTCATGGTTACCTTCGATGTACCGGATCTCCGCATCCGGTGCCGTTGCCCGCAGTTCAGCGAGAAACAAATGCAGCCGGTCCAGTGCCGCCTGCGTCGTCATCGCGAAGCCGGGTTCCTGATCGAACCTCGAGTGTTCCGGCATGTCGAGCATGTCGCCGAGCAGCACGATCAGCGACGGCTTCAACTGTTTCGCCGCACGCAGCGTTGCCGCTAGCGCCTTCTCGTCATGGAACGAATCCAGCACCCCGGTATCAACGTCGCGCCAGTATCCGACCTGCGCGTCGGGAAGGATGAGGGCCGTCTGCCACTGTTCCACGTCTCGCGGAACAGCCCGTTTCGTGGAACGGACAACAGTCGGAGCGGCCTGCTGCACAACCGGCCACGCCGGCCCCGAATCCCACGCCGGGGTAAGCACAATGCTCGCACCCGACAGATCATGGATCTGTGCTTCGCCGTCAGCGTCTTTCGTGAGTGACTGCCACTCCGAGAACCGTAACGACTTCACCTCACCAATGTCGTCGGCTGAGATTCCCTTCGCGTCGAGTAGGTCAGCGAGCTTGCCGAGGCGGTCCTGTACCCGTTCGATGGCCTCATGGTCAGAGTTCTTGTACAGGTAGTTTCCGAGATCCTTCGCGGACACACCAAGCTTCCCGAGCTCCGGCATGTTCTTCGAGATACGGTCCGGGCCCCACCCTTTCAGGCGGTGCTTACGGACCTGTTCCAGCATCTTCGCGGGGATGCGTTCGGGCAGGGGAAGTCCAGGCAAAACCAACCTCCATGTCGGTTTCAGGTGGGCCAGGTTGGTACGGCCGTGAGGTCCGTTCAGGGATCAGGGAAGTGCTTTGACCATCTCGCGCAGCTCACGGATCGCTATATCAATTTGGTCGGCACGCCGGGAGGAACTGTCGAAGTTCCGTTGATCCTGTTCCGTATGCGACAACAGGTCGGTTCTCACGGCTAGAAGGTCGACGCCTTGATTCTCGACGTGTTCACCGATCGTCGACCCGTGATTCGTGCGGATCTTGCGGGCGTTGTGAAGCGAAGCAGCCGCGGCGATCGTCGCAGGGATCGCGACCAGCACACTCGGTAACACGATGTTCAGATCCAAGTCGATCATTTCGGCACCGGAAGTAGCTCAGTTCCCCACTTCGGGGCGTTGTGCCACGTGTGGCCCGGCTGACCGAGGCTGCCAGTCCAACCCACCTCGATCTGGTTTTCTGTGCCGTGCAATTCCTTCGTGCGCGCAACGATCGTCGCACCTTCAGCGAGCCGGTAGCCGGGCTGGCCCGCAACAGCGTTCACGTCTTCGGCGTTCCACTTGCCGCCGGCATACCAGATGTGCGCTAGGCGACCATCTGTGGCCCGGGTGAAGTAGTGGGATGCACCTTGGAACATGACATGAGCATTCATTGTGGGTTCTGCCTCCTGCGCTGCTTTGCGTTGACGGGCGAACTCGGTGATCGCCGCCCAGTTGATCTGGTCACCAGGCAGCCCAACTGCCCGTGTCCACTGCTCGGTCGTGATGTAGTCGTGATGCATCACCGACTGGATCAGTGAACGGTGTGTGATGAACCCACGCCACCCCGCGAACTCTGAGACGCGTTGCGACGAGTCGTAGAACGACAGTGGGATTCCGTGCTCAGTGTTCAACCAGCGGGCGATACGGCCCAGCCAGTCAAGTTGCGACCCGGTCGCGATGTTGTCGGGCTGCGGTCCGTCCTGCGGTTCGTAGTATTCGATTTCGATACCAGGGCCGACGTCGTTCCATTCGCCGCTATCAAAGTTCAACGCGTCGACCGGGGCGAACTGTGTCGGCACCCCCGACCGGGGAATCAGGAACTGGAAGAACCCACGCTTACCGATCGGGGCGCTGTTCACACCGACGGTGTAGTGAACCTTCACGGCTTCCATGCGGTTCCGGCCACGGCCGTAGTTCGCGAGTTCGCCGGGGTCGCGTATGAGTCCCGGCATCCAAATGTCAGCCATCAGTCCATCCTCACGTCGCCATCCAGACAGCCCAGAACTCGGGGGAACGGTTCGCGTTCGCTGTCGAGTTGATCGCACCACCCGACGACTGAAACGCGATGAGTTCCACATAGTCGGCTGCCGACAACCGGTACAGGGTCGTTACTTCAAGGTTCGGGCTGTTCGCCGCGCCACCAATGATCCCCTGCGACGCGATCTCAGTCGCACCATTCAACCTGATACGTGCGATACGTTCACCGTTCGCCGCTCCGGCAAACGCCAGGTTGCCGCCGATCAGCCACAACCCGGCGGCACCCGCCGGTACGGTGAGTCGTGTCGGGTTCACTGACGTTGAGTGCATACCAGCCACGTCGAACCGCTCAGAGTCGAACGTCTGAGCAGTCAACGTAGCGTCCGCGATCGACACGTTCGCTGAGTGAAACACCCGACATGACGGCTTATCTGTCCCCAACCAAGCGAGGTTGTCGCGGACATGCGTGTTGAACGTCGATGCTGGGGGCACCTCGGCAGTGACCCACGTACGCGGTGCAGTCCAGGGCATTATCCGATCCTGTTCTGGCCGATTTGGCCGAGCGTCGCATCACCAATAGTGAACGTCCCGAACACCGTGCCGATATCCGCCGTGTACTCCTCAGCGGACACATCCAGGGTCACAGTCCAATCGGTGCCATCCCATGACCACGCCTCGCCCTGCACCCGCACACGGGCATCTACGAGCACACCACCATCAGGGACGGACTCCGTGTACACCGCCGACGTCTCGAGCTCCAGGTCAGCGAGGACGTACTGCGTTGCAGCGTTGTTGCCCCACGGTTCGATAACCAGGCCGCCGATCTCCAACGACGGCGCTTTGAACCGGTCAATGATCTGCTGTCCGAACACTGGCGCGTGCAGGTCAAACGAAGCGGGCGTCAAGGCTGCCGCTATCGACTTCTCACGAGCCCCATACACCGACTCGGAGTCGACGTCGCGGCTTAGGGAACTGCGGCCTGTTACGGACACGTTCACACGATTGAGAATACGGTCCTGCCGGAACCCGGTACGGGACCGCTTCGACACCCTGACTGTCGACGTGTCGTCATCTATCAGGACGTCCGACAGCAACGCTTTCGTGTTCGAATAGTTCGCGGCGTATGCCGGGTCGGTCAACGCCTTGTAATCGCGGACCCTAAGACTGCCGCTCCGATCCACCCAGACGACACCGCCGGCAGCGGTAGCGGCTGCTTGGAACCCGTCAGCCAAACTGCCGGGCGGATCGATGGCATCAAAAACGGCTGCCGCTGGGGCTTCTACGTCAACTAAGACCGGAGCCCCACCCGCCGCCGCCAGATGAGCTATCCGATCCGCGAGCAGATCCCCGTACCACACCAACGCAGTATTAGAAGCGTGAGTAGTTGCGTTCCAAGATCCAGCCGTAAGGATCGGCGGGTCTGCCCAATACACGGCGTCGTCAACCGTCGGCCCCACAGTGGTCGCCGATAGCAGTTCAGAGATCGACAAGGTCTGAGCACCGGACCCAACTGGCCCCAGGCTTGTGTTCGTGTAGCCAGTGGAGATTTTGTCTGTATAGATTTTCGCGCTGACAACACCACCAGACCGGTCGAACTCTGCAATCGCGAGATGGGCGACGTCGTCGTCGTGGACCCCGTCCCCGACAAGAGTTGATGCGACCACCACATCTGCGCCCACTGAATTGACAAGAGCTGCCGAGACGGTGCCGTTAGCGTTCACGCGAATGTACCAGCGGAACGGCTGCGAAATCAGGAGACGAGACGCGAGTAGGTCCGGGGTTTTGAACCACACCGCAGCACCGAACACGGAGTCGTCTGCGAGGTTGGCTGCCGACTCAATTTTCGCTACACCACCCGCAGCTGATATGCGAAAGGCGGAACCAGTATCGCCGGGAACCAACGCGTCGCCCTCAACGAGCTGGGTGTTCGGGGCCCCGACAAACCGGAACTGTGAAGTATCAGTTCCCTTGTTCCAGATTATGGCCCCGGCGTTCGGTTCGGCGGGGATCAGGGACGCCTCACCCGTGACCCAAACATCAGGTGCTGATTCTGCGACAGCAATACCCCAGCGCGTATGAGGAAGATCAACCGACGACGCCCAACCCATCAGGTCAGTGCATTCCACCTCGTACAGACGTTCCCGGGACCGGCCGTCAGTGATGGGGCGGGGACCGTCCACCATGAACCCGTAGAACACCGTGTACGCGACTCCACCCCACGTGATCCGCAGACGGACCGGTGTGTACGGCGGCGCGAGCGCCAACGTGAACAAGCTCGACGACTCCAACGGGTCGAGAAGCCCATCCGACCCGTCAAGGATGAACGTCGCGGAACCCGCCTCGAACTTCGCTGTCTCATCCTGCCGGCCACGTTTCATCGTGAACGACCGCAGCCGGGCCGACAAGTCCACGAACGCACCAGGAAGCGCGATCGGCGAAAACCCTGGCGCGTACGACAACAAGACAGTCGGGAGTTCCCACTCGATTGCAGCCGCCGCATAATGCGCCGCGACTCTCGCCGCCGACAGGACAGTCGGATAGATCGCGACTTCGTCCACGGAACCGTTGAACAAGCTCGTGCCGTCCGGTCGCCGGCCGATGTTCACTGGCGACGTACCGTTAGCCAAAATCTGCGTGTTCGTGTTCGTGTCGACCTGAACACCATTGATGTAAAGGATCATGGCGTTCGTTGATGCGTTGACCGTTGCAACAACGTGATACCAGGTGTTCGCTACAACTGAAGCAGGCCCCTGCAACGAGTTGCTACCCCCACCAGCAGCGTTGTAGACAAGGAAGTTGATTGCCGGTGCCCCGTTGATGAACATGGACCACTCAAAGTTGGCGGCGGTCACCTTCGACACGATGTTCCGCACTGCGCCGGTCGCTGTAGTCCTGAACCACGCCTCAACCGAAAACAGGTTGGTGGTCGGGATAGAAAACGCAGCGGCATCTGAGATCGCCACGTACTGCGTAGTACCGTTGAACGTCGTCGCCTTGTTCGTACTGATCGCAAGAGCTCCGGGTACACCCAACGTCGGGCTCCCGGTATACGTACCGTCTCGGGCGTTGCCGGAACTGTCTGCCGCGGTTGCTCCCGTGGTTTCCTCGAGCCGCCAGTACCCGACAGGTGAATCTGCGAGAACTTCGCTCGAGTAACTCATCCCGTCGAGACCGGCAGGTACGTGCCCGGTGTCGTCCGTGCCGCTTTGATCATCCCTGAACGGACCATCTCCACGAACCCGGCCTCGGAGATCACCTCACCCGACTGCACGATCACAGTCAGGTTCGTTGTACCACCACCACCGAGCGCGGACATCTGATCCGGGGTGAACACCCCTTCGCCCGACTTCAACATGGCGAGCCCTTCGCCGCCCTTCGCGTCGAAGATCCCACCGGAGTGCAGGTACGGGACGTTCGGAGTGTTGATGTCCGGGGTCTTGAACGGGCCGACCCCGAACCCGGGGATCTGGAAGTCGTTGTACAGGCGGATGATTTCGTTTAGCCCATTCTTGAACGGCGCGAGGATCGCACCGGTGACACCACTCAGCGCGTCAGCGATACGGCCGGGAATGCTAGCGAACGTCGAAACGATGCCGTTCCACGCCCCCGACAGGGTCTCCTTCAACGACAACCACACTAGATCCCAGTTGGTTTTCAACCAACGCAACGCGCCGATAACCCAATCCACCGCCCCGGTAATCGCCGTAGTTATCGTCGTCGCCAACTGCAACGTGCTCACGATCGTCATCGTAAACAACGGCGTGAGCTCGGCGATGGCCTTCGCCAACAGCGGCAACACCGCCACTACAAGCGGTGTAATCGCCACAGCCATCTCCGTAAACGACTCCGCCAGCGCGGGCAACGTCGGGGCGATTGCCTCCAAGTTCTGAATGAACGACTCGCCAAGAATCTGGGCTACCTCCACCAACGCCGGAGTCAACTGCACCAACGCCGCGCCCAGCTTGTCGCCAACGGACGCAGCGACCTGCGAGATGATCGGGCCGAGAATGTTCAACGCTTCCGTCAATGGCGGCAACAGCGCGTCAATGATCGGCTTCAACACTGCCGCCAACGCGTCCAACACGGGGACCAACAACGCCGATGCCGCTTTGGCGACGACCCCCAACACCCGGGCGAGAGGCGCGAGAAGCGGCGCGAGTGTCGCGACAAGGTTCCCGAACGACGCGAGCACCGGGGCCAGCGCTCCACCGAGTGTGGAAAGCAGGTCGGCCAGGATTGGCCCAACCGTCGAAGCAAAAGTTGTGAGCACCGGAGTTAGCGCAGCGAAGATCGTCGCAAGCCCGCTACCCAACGCGACGAACACCGGAGCCAACGCCGACACGATCGGCGACAAAGCGGCGACCAGCCCACCGACAGTCGTACCCAATGCCGGACCGATCGCCGCAAGCGCGATCTGCAACTGCGGCACAACTTGACTTACCGCCGGCAACAACCCGAGGCCGACCGACTCCTGCAAGTTCGAGAACGCAACTTTCAGCCGGTCGATTGGGCTCGCTGCCGCCTCGGCCGCACCGCCGAACTGGGTTTGCAACTCGCCGAGAATGATTTTTTGTGCACCGAGCAGATCACCGGAATCCACCAGTGATTGGATCATGGCTTTCTGATCTTCGCTGAACTGCACACCCGCCTTCCCCAACATGGCGACACCCTTGACGGGATCGTTGAGGGCCTTACCGACGCGGATGATGTTGGGTTGCAAGTCCTCACCCAGAGCCGCGGCCATGTCTAGGGCAACGGTCGCGCCCTGATTGAAAATGTCGTTACCGGCTCCGAGCTCGTTGCGGACCTTCGTGAACGTAAGCAGCACATTCGCGCCAGACTGAATGACTTCGTCATCAATACCGGACTTCAACGACAACGCCGACGAAAGCTCCCCGATCTGACCGGCCGACACCTTCGCGACCTCACCAGTCGATTTCAACACTGCATCCGTTAGGCGGCCCACCTTGGCGGCCTCTGCCGCTTCCGTGAAGATCCCACGGACCGCCATGCCGATACCTGCTGCGGCCAGACCGCCGAGCACAGCACCGCCGAGCAGCGCCCCAGCGGACGAAAACTTGGACTTCAACGTACCCGTGAACCGGTCGGCGTCGCCTTCAACATTCTTGAACGCACGGCGCGCCCCAGAACTGTCGCCGTTGATGTCGATGTTCAGGGTCTTAGTTGCCATGCCGGTTCACCGCCCTTTAGAAGCCCGGTTGATATCTGCAAGCGCGGCGACGTACTGCTCGAGCTCAACAACGGATAGGCGGCCCACATCCCACGGATGCAAACCGAAATGATACGACAGGGCCGGCCAACTGGAACTAAGCGCGGCCCTTACGCTTCCGGGTTTTCACCCACCCCATCGTCGATCTTCACGTCGATTTCATCACCGATGAGATCGACGGGCCAGTCCGCCGCGACCTGAGCGAGCGTCAGTCCCTTTTCGCCGTCAGCGCGCCGAGCGAGGCACCACAAGACTTGGATTGAATCCAACCCAATCGCGAGTTCACCAGCCCAGAACGCTTCTAACGGAAGCCCGCCAGTCTGTTTCCGCAACCACATCCGTTCCTCAAGGGACAGATTGTTCGGCGCGAACGAATGCGACTCATCACGTATCGTCAACGTCATAGACGTTCGGGCCGCCGTCGCGTTCTCAGCACGTTGACCGACACCAGGGGTAGGGGCCGTTGCCATCTAGTTCGCTCCTTCGGGGAAAGCCTTACGGGACAACTTGGTGAGCATCTCGACATACCGGTCGAGTATCTCGGGCAAGTAACGCGCCAACGCAGGATTGATCGAGTACGGCCCCTCCCCGTACTGGGCGACCTCCCAACCGTTTCCGACCCACTTCGGGAACTGTGGCGTCTCCGAGTTCCGGTAACGCCGCCAGCCGTACCAACCGGAATGCCGTTTCGCACCGAAGAAAGCAGCCCGGGCACCGCCCTTGCCTCCCACCGATATGCGAATACGCCGCTCAGTACCGCGACCCTTGATCGAGTCTGCATACTTGGCTTGCTGACCGCCCGCCCCGCGCGCCTCGGACCTAGCCCTAGACGCAGCGTCGTTCGCTATCGCCCGGTGAACAGCCGCCAGTTCCTTCGGGAACGCAGCGTTAGCGGACTTGAGGGCACTCCGAAACTCTCTAAGCCCGCGGACATCGATACCGCCCGCCACCGCTACGCTGTAGCGTCGTTGTTGCGGATTTGGATTTGGATGGCATGCGAGTCCAACGAACCAGATGCCACAGCCTTGAACGGAATCGAATGCTCAACGACACCACGGCCCGACACCTGCGGGGTGGAACCGTCATACCGGACGTTCGCCTGGATCGTCCCGAACAGCGTCCCTGACGTGAGAGTCGCGATCAACGTCGACTCGGTACCACGCAAGAACCGGTCGTAGTTCATCGTCCCCATCGTCGATGGGGTACCCCACTCCGCGGTGAGTTCACCTGACACGTTCACGAGATCGCCTCGCAACGGCTCACTCAGCAACGTCGACCCCAAGAACCGGCGGTCGTCGGTCAGGTTGTTTTCACCTGAGATCGTGTACGACTTCACCGGGCATGCAGTTCCATCCACAGTGATCGACGCGGAACGGAACACCCACGGACGGATGTTCGTAGCGTACGACACGGCCGCCAACGCCGTACCCAGGAAGTTCTCTTGACCTAGGACCGTCATCCCCCACGTTGCGATAGCGCCGGCTTCCATCGCGATTTCCCACGACTGGATCTTCACACCCGTGTACGTCATCGGGATGATCGAACCGTACGTCGTCGGCCGGCCGATCTGCGTCGTGAGAGAAACCGACGGCGTCGCCGGAAAGAACGTATGGACAGCGGTACCACCACCCGCGGCGGTCGTGACGACCGTACCGAACGCGGCACGCAACAGCAGACCGAGCGACTGGTCGTACAGTTCGTGTTGGATGTCACCAGCGACAGTCTTGTTGCCCTGCGCCCACTGCTGCGACGTCAGCACATGACGACCAGCGATGATGCCCGCGGACTCCACCGGTTCGATCTCAACCGACAGGGACTCAGACACCAACGGAATGAACCGGGTGACGACCGCACCCGTTCCGTGCGCCGACTCTGCGACGTACCCGATCTGAGCGTTGATACCTGTAGACATTTACTTCCCCTTCGCGAGTTCGAACACGTCTTGCTCCAACAGAGACGCCGCCAGGGCGGCGGGAACTTCGAACGGCACACCACGTTCGGCACGGATGCAGCCACCACGGACACTGATATCCCGGCCCGACGACTCACCCACGTACACGACCTTCTTCGTCGTGGCACGGGTTTCGGGTACAGCCTTCTCGAGCTCGGTCACGAAGCCTCCAACATCAGACGGGCAGATACCGCGACAGTGAGTTCGAAGCGGGCGTTACGGATCTCGGAACCATCGACGCTGCCGGACTCGTACCGCCACGTATCGGGTAGCACGGTCCGCAACTGGTAATCAGCAGTATCAGTGATACCGATAGCTGGGGTGGAGGCGAGGATCCCGATTGCTTCACCGAGCAGCGTTGCCGCCCGAGTGTCAACAGTTGCTTGTGTGGCATCAGTGTCCTGGCCGAGCGACTGGCAGACCAGCGTGAGGGTGTAGTCCTCGTCGAACCAGTGCGGCCCGCCTGTCATCACCACAACCTCGGCGGTGCCGTCCGCGCCGTCTTCCCACCAGATCGCATCACCCGTACCGTCTTCGCCAATCATGTCTTTCGACTGCGACGGCGACGGGTAGATGACGTTCGGGAGCCGGTCCTGCAACTCTGAGATCAGTGCGGCTTTCACAAGCGACAACGTCGAACCGAGCATCAGAAACCCACCGAGCGCCATTCGTCGGCAAGCAGATCCTTGACTGCGTTAGGGACCGCGAACCGGGGGAAGTTCTGGCGGGGCACATCAAACTCGTTGACGTTCTGCGCCGAGTTCTCAAACGTCCGCCACAAGTTCTTGAGCATCAACTCTGCGCCCGCCTTGAATCGGGCCTCAACTGCAGCCGTGTTCGCGTACCGGCCCGCGACGTACGTCACGTAGATGTTGTCGAGTCCGTACGGGAAGATCCGGTTGGCGTTCCCATCCCGGCGGACAATCTTCCCAGCTGTGGTGTCGACCAGGAAACCGGCCGTGGGTTGCGAGACGTTCGTTGAAGCGGTCAGGGTGCCCGCCGCGATCGAGTCGTACTCGACAACCGACACAACAGACGCCACCGGCGACTTCTTCAAGTACAGGTGCGAGGCGCCACCCGAATGCAGTTCACCCGTGATCGTTGAGTACACGACCGGACCGACCAAGCTGTCGAGCTTGGTAGACACCGCCGTTATCCAGATCGGTAGCAGCGTCTCGTACTTCGCATCGCCGGCGCCGATACCAAGCGCGGTGCGGGCCTCAGTTGGGGTAAGAACATCGTTCGTTGCCACTTACCCCTCCATCACAGGCTGATGATCCCTAGGCCGTAACAGTTCTCGTGGTTGACCCACTCGAGCCCTTCGGCTTCACACCACTCGGTTACGGCACGCTTCACCGGGAACGGCTTCCCGATCACACCTTCGGGATACGGAAGTTCCGTGTCATGCAAAACGATTTTTCCGCCGGGGCGTACCAGCCAGCGGTACAACGTCAACTCTTGCAACGTGTGCTCGTAGGCGTGCGACGTGTCGATGAACACGATGTCGACATCGCCGGGTAGCTGCGAGTACGTCTCTTGCGTGCAGTCATCTCCCTGGACAAACGTCCAGTTTTCGTGCTGCCCGATCGGGGGTTGCACGTCGATGTCCACGGACCACAGGTGGCCGCCCGTGTCGGCCAGGCCGTACAACCATGCGATGGTGCTGACACCCGTCCGGGTGCCGAGCTCCACAACCTCCTTCGCTTGCAGGTCATCGCACATAGCAACGAACGTGTCCAAGTGCTCGTAGATGTCTGACGGAGTCGACCGGCAATGCTCGAACATCTGCTCGAGATTCATTCGGGCACCTGCCAATACCAAAGGTTCGCCAAGGTAGGGACACCCTCCGGACCGAACGTGTCGACCAACGCCTCACGAATCGGAGGGTGATGTACGTCATCACCGACGATCATCCCGCCTGGGACCATCAACGGCAACGCCGTCGCCAGCAGGTCGAACACCTCGCGGTACGAATGTTCAGCATCAATAAACAGGAACCGGATCGGGCCACGTTCCTTCGCGAAGAACTCGCGCCAATCCATGCGTGAAATCCAAGTGTTGCAAACACCAGCACAGTTGAGGTTGTCGACAAACGTCTGCCAGACATCCCGTTCAGCGGCAAGCGTCTCCGACGGTTCCCCCGGCGACCCAGCCCAAGTGTCGACACAATCAACGATCGAAGGGTCAACAGCCTTCGCGAGTGCGATAGTCGACTTGCCTTCCCAGCACCCAACCTCGATGACACGACCGTCCAGGCCGTTTGTCTGCGTGGCGAACGCAGCGAGGTTTTCGCATGCCGCACCAGGGAACCAATCCTCAGTGAACGTCGGTGTCGTCATCGCGGCCGGAACCAACTGGCCGGTGCGTGACCCTCACGAATCCACCGGGGAAACGACTCGTCAACATCCACGGGGATCAGCTGCGTCCCATGCCGGCCGTTGTCCAAATGCCGGCCCGTCTCGTAACACTCCTCGAGCCGTTCCCGCCAACCCAGGTCCGCTACCTCAGGATGACAGAACGCATCGAGTTTCTGTTCGGTTGCTTCCTTGCCGCCGAGCCAACTGAAATGCCAGCCAGCGTCAGGGAGCTCAGGGAGGAACGCATTGCGGGCATCTCGCAGATTAGAGAACGACGTAACATCTTTGACACGTGCGGCGACGGTCCCCCACCACGGGTCGGGATGCTGCCAATCCACCGCGAACGAGTAGAGCGTCTGATTGAACCTGACGACACCACGCGGTTTCACATGCCGTGCAGCGAGCGCCGTGGGGATCTCATCTAGATCGCCGTGCAACACAACATCGTTCGGGTTGGGGTTCAGCTTCTCGAGCCCAACCCAGCACCACTCACGCTGCGCATGCTCCCGCGACCAGGCGTCGACATCGTCGGGAAGTCCGGACGCTTGTACGTACACGATCCGATCGGACCAACGAAGGAACCGTTCCCGGTGATCCGGGTACACGTACTCGCGGGGCTTGTTGCCTCCGTGAGTTACGTCCGCTTCAACGATGACGTGGTACAGCTCGGGGACACCCTCAAGCTCCGTGAGCCTGCACTCCAACAGGTCCACTTCATCTCTGAACATGAACGTATCGATGATCACGACTCGGTCGGCTTGTGCGGTCGGATGACTTGGCCGACCAGGTAAATCGCCTGATCAGCCGTGAACCCAGCGCGCAGCCACTCCTCGTGCAGTTCGTGCAGCTGGACTGCCGCTGCACGAAGTTCTGAGATTGGGTCGACTGGGGTTGACGAATCGTCGGAACTCATGATTTGCAGAACCAGATAAGCAAGCCCACCAGCACGGCAGAGACAAGGAAGAACGGCCAGAACTCAACCGGCGGGTGTGGGGAAGACCAGTTCCAATTCACGCCGACCGCACCTTGCGCCGGCTAGTGGACTGCATTGCCACCAAGGGCGCACGTTTCCGCCATTCTTTCTCGTCGGACTCCCGGGCCGACCAGCCTTTCTGATACGTCTCATCCACGTCGGCCTTACCGAGATCCGGGTGCATGTGTTCCACCACCGACTCGAGGCACGGCGTGAACACCCCCCGGGCCTTCGCGAGTTCGACGATCTCGACATCCGTGTAGAAATGCCGGTAACCCTCATGGGCGACAAGCCCGTCGAGGCTGGCACCATGTTCGGCAACATACGAACGCCGAACGAAGAAGTGGTCGGCGTGCGCGCCGGCCTTCACCCGTGGGTTACCAACCTCCGGGTTATCAGAATCGTTCGTTCCGATAACGTCGAAGGTACCGGACAGCCGCCGGGCCTCATCAATCCAGCCGGCATGGAACCGGACGTCGTCACCGCAGATGAACACCCACGGCGCCTCAGTCTGCTCGAACCCCGAGTTGACTTTCTGGGCGAACGACCCACCACGATCCGAGTACAGGTACTCGCCACCCGCCGCCTTGATCGCTTCAATCTCTTCGCGGTCGTCCTTGTCGACAATGAACCACAGAGACGCCACACCCTTCTGGGATGCGTTGAACGACTCGACGAGAGGGGCGACATTGCCCGGCCGGTTCAGGACCGGGACCAGAACGTCCACACCGTTGATCGAAGGAATAGGTTCACGCTTCAACTCGATTGAGGGTTGCCCGTCGAGCTCAGCGAGGATCGGCACCCAACACTCATCGAACACCTTCGCGGTGTCGTACTCTGCGGCCTTCGCTATCGCCGCCGCACGATTCTCTACGGAACCCCGCTCGGTGTACGACTGCTCGAGCGCATCAATCAGCGCCGGGATATCCGCCTTGATAGTCGTCGCGGTCTGCGCTGCATCCCACTCAGGGAACCCGAACACTTTCCAACCCGCACCCACCAGCTCAGGCTGCGCAGAAAAGTCCGTGACGATCACTGGCGTCCCACACGCCTGAGCTTCGATCAGAGGGATACCGAACCCCTCACCACGGGAAGGGGCGAGAAGAACGTCGGCGGCGCTGTACGTGGCAACCAGATGCTCCTGCGGGATGAACCCGCACCGGTAGGCATACTGATCGCAGAACTTGAGCTGATGTTCAGGGATGCCCGCGTGGACAGCCAGGTCAATGAGGTTGATACCACCGGCATGCCCGCCAAGCTGTTCGGCATGGACGTACAAGAGGGCATCGGGGTGGTCTTTCGCGAACTGCCCGAACGCCCAGAACGCCTCCGGGTAGCCCTTCCGGTGGAAATGCCAGCCCTTGTTCATGCCGTTGATCATCACAACGAACCGGTCGTCGTCGAGACCACACGCATTCTTCGCATCATCAAGCGGGCGGAACACTTGCGTGTCGACCGTCAACGGTGCGTAAAGCGGGTCGAGACCAGACTTGCGGAGCAGGTCTTCACCCCACCGGGACATTGCGATCGGTACCGCACCCGACTTCTTGAAGAACTCCAAACAGCCGGACGGCAACGGGAAATGATCGACCGGCGTCCACGCAGCGACGTTGAACTGCGACAACATCTCAGCCGATGGGATCAGGCCGAACACATCCATGATCGGGATGATCCAACCCCCGAGAGGGTCGCCGTTGAACCAACGGATCGCATGCTCATGCAGGATGTCGTTTCCGTACGACTCACCCGCAGCGGGAAGGACAGGGATGCCCTCCCACTCACCCAGCCCGGTGGGCTGGCCGTAGTACGCGGAGATCGCAACTTCATGCCCCGCGGCTTTCAACGACCGTGCGAGATGAGCAGTTGCGACACCGTACCCAGTCGGCGAGTTCGGACTGTTGCTGTGCAAGAGGACGCGCAAGGGGAAAGCCTCCGGGGGAGAAGGAATGGGGGCCTATAACGGTTCTCGGCTCGGAGCCGAGAACCGTTATAGGGAAGTGCCCGGGCGCGCGGTACGGAGCCCGCACGCCCGGGCTGACTCACGTCGCTTCCCCTGGGGCGACGTGAGTGACTCACTCAGGTGCTAGAGGAGCTGCTGAAGCACCTTGATCGCGTTCGTGTCGACCAGGTCCGAGTCCGTCCGGATGATACCGCGAAATCCCAGTTCATCGGTGTCAAAGTATCGCTCGTCCGACCGCTCGAATCGGAAGTTGCCGACGTCACGGATGTAGTACGCCGAGAAGTCACCGAACGCCACGGTCTTCACCGCGGAGCCCTGCGTTCCGAAGTTCACATCAGTGAAAACGGGCGAACCGAGGATCTGGCCGGCCGGTCCGAGTGCCCTAAGGCCTTCGAACGTGGACGTCGGAGTCCACATGTACGCACCGAGCGTGCCGGAGCTTCCGTCACGCAGCTGCGCGAGCGAACCGGCGGTCTGCCGGTTCATCACGAAGACTCCACGGTTCGCGTATTCCTCAGCAACCGAGTACTTCAGTTGGATGAGCGGGTTCGCCGAGTTCGTGAACGACGCCGCCGCACCGCCACCAAGAGCGATGAGCGAACCACCGGTCTTCGCACCGACGTTCGCTGCGGTAAGAACCCCGTTCGGCTGACCCGAACCACTACCCACCGCGTACGCGGTGTCAGTGATACGGCCGACAGCACGACCGATGTTCTCAGCAACGAAGCCGAGAAGATCGAAGCCAGTGTCGACAGCCATCGTGTTCGACACCTGAACGATCTGACCGTACCGGAAGTCGTCGAGACGGATCGTCCCGAACACCGGGTCAGTTCCACCGATCACGGTGCCCTGGGCGATGACCTGCGTACCGACACCATGAGTGACGACACGCGGGATCGTCCACGCGCCACCCGCATCAGAGGTCAGCACACGGCTGATCTGACGGATAGCGGACGACTCCTCGATGAACTGGTACAGCTGGTTCAGGAACTGGACCGGAACCTCGAGGGAACCACCGGACGCACCACCATCGGTGTACAAGGCGCGGGCCTCGTTGACGTCCATGCCGTTACGGACCTGCCGCATGAAGTTCGCGGACGGCTTCAGGTCAACATCGAAGGACTTACGTCCCTCGGTGCCGGCGACGCTGCCACGGAACCAGTCTTCGACAGCGTTCTGCTTGCGCTGACCGGTGGCCTTGTCTTCGGGAGAAACGATCGCGTCGAGGATCGCACGGGACTTACCGGCGTCCTGCTCACGTTCCTGCGTCTTCATCCAATGGTCGATGACCGTGGAGAGGCCTTCGTAGTCCGCGTCCATGCGGGCGAGCTTCTCGTTCTCTTCGCCGGACGGGAGCATGCCGGTCTCTGCGATCCGGTCGAGCTCATTGCGCTGCTGCGAGACGACGTTCGCGCGCTGGGCGAGAAGGTCGTTGATGTACTTGGTATCCACTTGGATACTCCTTCTATGAAATCGGATTTTTGGATACGCGCGAGGTGGCCCGTCAGGGCCGGCGTCGTGCGGTTGAGTGGTGCCCCCCGTGGAGGGACCGGCTCAGATTTCGCGTTCCAGGTCACGCACCCTTTGGACACGTGCAAGGAATCGGGAAACTTCGGCCGGGTCGAGCGCAGGCGTCACAGCCGCAGCACGAACCTCGGCAAACAGACCATCAAGGGAACGATGAGCGCGGACAGCCAGATCGAACTGGTCGTCCGACGCCCCACCGTTACGGATCGCTTCGAGCGCCACGTCGAGCTCGACGTAATCCACACCACCAAGCGAACGGATCGACGCGGACGTCGCAGGGTTCGCCCCGTACGTCACGACCGACACATCGCCACGAGCGAGAGACACCTCAGTGATGTCACGTTCCGTGTAATCCTCGTTCCATTCTTGGCGCACAACCCGGAACGCGAACGACATTTCGTTCAAGTCGCCGCGCTGCATCTTCTTCTCGATGCGCGCAACATCCGGGTCAGACGGCTCCAGGGACGCCTCAACCAGCAGACTGGGGTTAGTGGACAGCTTCAACGTCCCCGACGTTGTACGAGCCAACGGGAGGCCCTCATGGTTCACCAGGAGCACAACGTCCGGCTTCTCTTTCAGGGTCTTGTCGAACGCACCCTTACGGATCGTTTCGGAGAACTCCCCGAACATGTCCCGCACCTCGTACGGGTTCTCCACCACCGACGCCTCACCACGAAGGGTGAGCGTGTCGCTGTCATCGTCAGCGCGGAGCTCGAGCTCGTCGAACTCCCACCGTCGAACCTCGCGCGCAACGGACTCAGCCCGCTTCGAAATGTCATTCACCGGTCATATCTCCCGCGTTCGGATCGGCCACCGGGAGGGGATCCGGCATCTGGACTTCGTTAGCGATCGCCGTGTCGATCATGTTCAACGGCTGCAAGTACGTGCCGCCCTCATCACCCGGGATCGGCTGCAAATCTTCCCAAGCACGGATCTCATCGGCGGACAACCAGCCGTTCTGCCGGCCGATCGCGTACGACTCGTAACGGGTTTTGATATCCGCCCGGAGGAACGAGTTCATGTTGAACCGGATGAACTGGCCGCGAGGAAGGAGCCGGGTGTCGGCCTGCTCGAGCCTGACCGTCCACGGCGTCAACGTCCGCTTCGCGAGGTTCAACGACTGCGCTTCGATACCCTGCCCGCCGCCCTGCGACGCGTTGTTCGTGATGTGCTGAACCTCATGTGGGGGGACACGAAACCACCGGCAGATTTCCTCGACCTGGAACATCCGGGTCTCAAGGAACTGTGCGTCAGACGGGTTGATCATCGTCTGATTCCACTTGGTGCCACCGACAAGCACGACCGGCTTCCCGGCGTTTTGCGTACCGGCATGCCGGGCCATGAACTGCTCACGGAGCCGTTCGATCACGTCACCGTTCGTCTCGGGCGGCATGTCGGGAACCTCGAGCACACCGCTGGGGGCGATGCCGTTCTCGTACAAGGCGTTCCCGGTCTGCTCTGCGGACAGTGAAAGACCCAACGACTGCCGTGCATAGCCGATAACTGATAGTCCGAGCACGCAACCAGGGAGCCGATAGCCGGGGATGTGTTGCAGGTTGCCGGCCGGAAGGGGCTGCCCATCGTAGAAAAACTGTCCGAATTGCGTCCCATTCGAACGCCATTCGACCCGATCCGGGTTCAAAGGCCACCGTTCAACAACCGGAGCCGAAGGATCCGACGAATTTGACTGCCGGATCAGCATCGAATAGGCGTTACCCCACCCGATGAGCGACATGACGCGTTGCGTCTCGAAATCAATGCGACTATCACGCGGATTCGGGGCATCCACCCACCCCGGAGCCGTAGTAGGCGTCCGAATGTCGCCCTGTTTGCGGTACGTGTCTGCCGGCATCGACGCAATCGAATCCGCGATCAACGTCTCACAAGCCCACACCGTCGACAGCCGCAACGCCGACGACTCAGTGACGTTCGTGCCCGTACCAGCCGGGGAGAACCACGAACCCGAACCCCAGTCGCTGAACGCGCGTTCTTCCTGCTTGCGGCGCAGCGCCGGAAACAGTTTCACCCGTCACTCAGATACAAACCGACCACAAACCCTGCCATCGACACACAAACCACACCCGCAGCGACAGACACCAGGAACCCGCCGGCCACGAGACCGACAAGGCCCACCACCTGAAGCACCGAAGCGACAAGATTCCGCACCCGCACTCCTCAAAGAAAGACAACACCCGGAGGTGTACGAGCCGGCTCGGGGGCCTGATCATGCGCCCACTTGGCGAGCGTCACCGCGACCAGCGGTGAGATATCCACGTTCGAAAGGCGACGGGACCACAACCAGGAGTCGCCGTGGAACTTGCGGTCCGCGCCATCAACCGCGACAGTCAGATTGGGTTGGCCGAGATGCCGCAACGTGCCTTGCATGACAGCGTCATAGAACGCGCCGCACGCCTGGGCATGGTCGCTGTTCGATACCTCAAGCACCCGGACACCTGCCGCCTCGAGCTCCACGAGCAACGACGCTGCAGGGGAACCCGCCGACACGGCGAGGACGCCACCCCACTTGTCTTGCAGATCCTTGGCCCTGGCGACCAGCCAATCGGTGCCCGGCTCATGGTCAGTGATCTCAACGTGTGTCCCACCGGCACCAGCAGCACCAGCAACAGCGAACGCACCACGATCACGTGACGGTGTGACATCAAGACCGAACGCGACTGGCCCGACCGGACCAGATTTCAGGTCCACACACTCGGACCACTTCACCGCGGGGATCACCCGATCCCCCGCGTTCTCATCGGGGTTCCAATGCCCGAGACGTTCCCGGGCGAACTCGTCGCCCAGCGCCCCACGTTCCATCTCAACGAACTCTTCGGAGATGCGGATACCCAGCGCCGGGTTCGCAGCCGACCACGACACCGGATCAGCCTGATCGCAATCCATGTCAGCGCAGAACTCGAAATATGCGAGCGACCCGGCCCCATCCGCCCGGCCACGCCGGCAGAACTTCCGCAACACCGCCGAAACCTGCGTCTGCAACGGAGCCGACGACGTATACCAAATCTGCGGGTTCCTGCGGGCCGACATCGTCGGCAACAGGGCCGCCATCGCCTCCGGACTGAGGTTGTACGCCTCATCCAAAATGATCGTGTCGCCCGAAAATCCACGACCAGACCCAGTCGACCGGGCCACGAACCGCAGGCGTTGCCCCGTCCGCAGCTCGATTCCTTCCTCACCATGCGACGTACGGACCCGATGAATCCGCTTCTCAAGGTCAGGATTCGACTGGAACAGATGCAAAACCCGCCGGAAAGCCTCCGCGGCGGTCTTGAACTCGTGTGCCGAATGAAGGATCAACTCCTCACCGAACAACACCAGGCCAGCGAGCTCCCGGGCCTCGAGGATCGAACCTTTCCCGTTCTGGCGGGGCACAACCAGCCCCACCTCGAACGCCGACCACCGGCCATCCGGCCGCTCGCCGAGCGCACCCTCAAGCACTGACGCCTGCCACTCGTCGAGCACCAGGCCCGACATTGCGGCTAGCTCAACTGCTTCCAGACCCGCCGACGACACCGCCTCCGGCACCCTCCGGTACCGAGGCCCGACGGTTCGCGCGTCGATCAGCGAGGTCATCCGTCTCCGACTTCGACAAGGCCGGCAGGCCATCCAACTTCACGAGGACATCCGCCAACTGCTTCGCCAACGGGGCCGACTCACCCGGCACCGCGGCACGCAACCTCTCCACCAGCACCACCCGCAGGGCACCAAGAGACGCCCTCAGATCCCCAGCCAGCAACTCGTCCTCAGGCACGCTCACACCTCATGGAGAGAGAAAT